CGCACGTCAGAAGGTGTCGTTCGCCGTCGCGTTCCCTGGTGGATCGGGCGGCTCGACGAAGTGCTCGGTGAGAGCGCAGGTCCAGGGCCCAGGGTCAGCGTCGACCCGGTGGACGTCGATCGGCAGTGCGGCCACGACGATCAAATCCACGCAGGCCGGCCTGCCGTTCACGTCAACGAGCGCTACCCCGTTCTCCCGGGCCCGTCTGCTCCTGGTCACGAGGAGCACGGGCTCGGGGTCCGGCGGCGACACGGTGTCCGGGTGGATCCAGGCCGCGGGATGACCGCTCGGCGGCCCTACCGGAAGTGGTGGGGGCATTGACCTGGACGTACAGCGGCGACCCGTCAGCCAGCAACCGGGACAAGGTCCGGTTCCTCGTCCACGACACCGACACCACCCGGCAACTGATCACCGACGAAGAGGTCGCCTGGGCGCTCACCGACGCCGGCGGCAACTACTACCGGGCGGCCGCCACCTGCTGCCGGGTCATCGGATCCGAGTTCGCTCAGTCCAACGTCACCGTCGGCGATGTAGCCGAGGTCTTCTTCGGTGCCGATGCCAACTGGACGACGCTGGCCGAGGAGTACGACCGCAAGGCCGCCGCGGTCGGGTCGTGCCCGTCGCCGTTCCTCGGTGGCGCTTCCGTGGACCGGCGCCGGGACAACGCCGCCGACACGGACCGCACGCTGCCCCGCTCGTGGTTCGGGCAGTTCGATGACCCACCGATCCGGCTCACGTCGACCTCGACGAGTCAGCCCTGATGGGTCTCTCGTCGCGCCAGCTCGCCCTCTGCTCGGAGTGGGCGTGGCTCGTGCTGCCGTCGACCGGCAAGTCCGGGTTCGGGGTCCCGGCGGCGACCACGAACGGGATCCCTGCAGCGTCGCGCCGGGTCGGCCCCTACCGCTGCCACGTCACCGGCGTCCGGTCGGCCCGGCGCGGCCCCAACAACGAGGCCCGCAACCTCGGTGGCACCGTCATCCTCGCGACGACGGTGGCGCCGTCGACGCTGGTGCAGTCCGTGCTCGTCGCGTCCAGCACCAGCGTGACGGCCGCGACGATCTACCCCGTCACCGACGTCACCACACACCGGTACCGCGGTGCCGTCCACCACGTCTCGTTGAGGCTGTCCCGGTGAGCGCGAACCTCAAGGTGACCGGCCTCAACGAACTGCAGGCCACGCTGCGCCGCTTCGCGTCGCCGTCCGATCTGGCCGCCGCGGCACGGCCCGAGATGAACCGGGTCGGCGCCAAGGTCCTCAAGCGCTCCGTCGACCTGACCCCACGGGACCGTGGCGGGCTCGTCAACTCGGCGAACCTCCAGACCTCCGACAACGGCCTGACCGTCACCCTCGGCTACAACACGCCCTACGCCCGGCGGACACACGAGAACCCCCGCGCCGGCCACACCGGCGGTGTCTCCCCACGCGGCCAGCGGTACAAGCACTTCGCCGCGGTCGGGGAGTACAAGTTCCTGGAGAAGGCCATGCAGGAGGCGGCGCAGACCGCCTGGCCTGACGTCGCCCGAGGACTCGAATCATGGTTGCGCTCGCAAGGCCGCTGACGTCGACAGGCGTGTCGGATGCGGTCGCCGAGGGCGTGGAGCTTCGGTGCCCGCATGTCCGCAGCCCGAGCCATGGCACGCCCTCAGACCGGAAATGGACCGGGGATCCGTGCGGCCGGCTGCTCGCGATCGTCGATCGAATGCCGACGGGTTGCGCTCTCACTCTCTTCTGCCGGCGCTGCCGCGCATGGTCGACGTTCGAGGTGACCGATGGCTGAGCAGGCGTGGATCCTCGACGTCCTCGACTACATCGACGCCGGCAGCACGGCCCTGACGAAGGGCACGAACCTGTTCGCCGACACCCTCCCCGACGAGGTCCGCACGGTCGCCCAGGGCGTGTTCGAGCTGCAGGGCACCGCACCCGAACGTGTCTACGGCGGCACCGACGCCTGGGTGAAACCGACGATCCAGGTCATCACCCGCACGACGATGCCCGTGGACGCCGCGCCGGCCCCCAACCCGACGTCGGCCCGCAACGCCGCCTGGTCCACGTACCGGCGCCTGAACGGTGTGGCGAACACGGCCCTGTCGACCGCGTCGCCCCGGGTGGCGACGATCCTGCCCGAGCACCCGCCGTACCTGTTCGACACCGACGAGGAAGGCCGCCAGCGGTTCGCGTTCACGGCCGGTGTGTGGCTGACCCCGTCGACGGGGCCGTGGTGACCGACGCATTCGCCTCGCTGCCGCTCGAGCCGCCGGATCCGGACATCGACGTCCGGTGCTGGCGGTGCGCAGCGATGATCGCCCGTGTGGCCACCAGGCCATGGGTGATCGACTGCCGCCGCTGCTACGCGCGCAACCAGCAGGGCATGCCCGCCGGGAAGACCGCTGAGCACTACGGCTCGGAGCCCCGCAAGCCGCCCGCGCAACAACGCCTTGCCCGCCGTGCCGTCGGGTAGCATCGGCGCCACAACCGATCCGACGTAGCCCTCGTAGGCCCCGTGACCGCCAGAAGTGCTCCTGTAGCCGGCGGCTCTCGGGGCCTCTTCGCGTTCCGGGAGTGACATGGCTGGGACCAGCCGCCGAACCTTCACCTGCAAGCGGGGCCTCTCCTGGGGCCCGCACGGCGAACACAACTACGAGCCCGGCGACACGATCCGCGACCTGCCCGCCGAGTACGTCGGCTGGATGCTCGACCAGGGCGTCATCGAAGAAGCCGCGCCGGCCAAAGCGGGAGGCGGCGACTGATGGCCCCCACGTTCAGGCACGGCCGCGGCGCCGTCGTGTTGGCCAACCAGTACAACCTCGGCGGGATCCTCAACGACGCCGGCGTCGACGGGTCCGTCGACACGGCCGAGACCACTGTCTTCGGTCTCAACGACAAGACGTACCTGGCCGGTCAGATCGATCACAAGGTCACGTTCAAAGGCTTCTACGACAGCGCCTACAGCACGGCGCTCATGCCCCGCTCCCGGGTGCAGGAAGTCGTGCAGGCGGCGCTCGGGTCCACGAGCTACGTCGCCGGCACCATCGGCCTCGAGGGCGACACGATCGGGCGCCGGGCCACGCTCGTCAACGGGATCCCCGACAGCCTCAAGTTCTCGTCGCCGATCTCCGATGCCGTGACGATCGAGGCGTCGCTGATGATGGCGACGAAGGCGTCGAACGGCGAGTGGCTGGTCGCGGCGGCGGCGACCGCGACCGCGTCGACCTACACGTCGTCTGACGGGCTCGCCCCGACCGCCTACGGGGGCGCCGTCCACGCGCACGTCGTGAGTTACGGCGCGACCGGGGCATGGGTGTTCAAGACGCAGCACTCGTCGAACAACTCGGCGTTCACGGACCTCACCACGGCCCGGACGTTGAACTCGACGCGCAGCTACCTGCGGATCCCGACGACCGGAACCGTGAAGCGCTACGTGAAGGCCGTGATCACGAGCGTCACGGGGGGCAGCGCACCGCGCATCGGTATCGCCTACGGCCGGAACTACATCTAGGAGCAACGCATGGCCCCCACGTTCAGGCACGGCAAGACGGCCGTGATCTTCTTCGCCACGGCCGGGTCCACCACCGGCGCGATCCGCATGTCGTCGGGCTTCAACGACGCCAGCCTCGACCGGTCCGTCGAAACCGCCGAAGTCACCACGTTCGGCGACTCGGACAAGCGGTACCTCGCCGGCCTCCGCGACGCCAAGGGCGCATGGAAAGGCAACTTCTCCAGCACCCACGCCAAGAAGTTCGACGCCATGCTCGGCAACTCGACCGGCGGCTACCTCATCTACTCGCCCGAGTCCACCGCCACCGGGCGCCGCAAGTACAAGGGCGCCGTGATCATCGACAGCCTCAAGTACGGGGCGTCCGTCGGCGACAAGGTCAGCGCCGAAGTCTCGTTCCAGTGGACGGGCGCGATCACCTCAACCAACTGGTGACCGTCGAGTCACCGAAAGGAGCGTGCCTGTGAGCACCATCGAAGCCGAACCCGACGCGCACCCCACCGCGCCCGCCAAGAGCCTCGCCCAGCAGATCCTCGACGCCACCGACGTCGAGTCCAAGCTGTTCCCCGTCCCCGAGTGGGGCGGGCTCACCCTCGAGCTGCGGTCCCCGACCGGCGCCGAACGTGCCGCGCTGGTCTCGGCGTTCATCAACGTCGAGGAGACCGCCGCCACCGGGGTCGCCAAGATGAACGATCTCACCCGCATGTACCCGGCGCTCATCATTTCCTGCGCGTACGACCCCGAGACCGGCGAACGGGTCTTCTCGCAGATGGACGACGGCACCGTCGCCGCGCTCAACGCCAAGAACGGGGCCGTGCTCGAACGCATCGCTATGGCTTGCATGCCCCTCGTCGGTCTCTCGCCGGACGCTGTCGAAGAGACAAAAGGCGGTTCCTCCACTTCCCATCCGAACGAGAACGGTTCTTCCTAGCCGAGAAGCTGGGATACGCCTCACCGACCCGGATGCTGGCCGAGATGACCGCCGTCGAATACGTGGGCTGGCTGGCCCACATCGAACTCTCGGCCGCCGAAGCGGAGGAAGCACAGCAACGATGAACGACGGCGGCACCTGATGTCCGGGGTCACGATCGCGACGCTCGCCGCGATGTTGACGCTCGACGTCTCCGACTTCACGAAGGGGGCGGGCAAGGCCGAGAGCGACACCAAGAGCCTCGGCGACCGGCTCACCGGGTTCGCTCCGATCGCCGCCGCCGGGTTCGCTGTCGCGGGAGCGGCGATCGTCGGGGTCGGCGCCGCGCTCTACAGCGTCGGCAACGAGTTCGACGCCGCCTACGACAAGATCCGCACCGGCACCGGCAAGACGGGCGACGAACTCGAAGGACTCAAGGAGGTCGTCAAGGGTGTTGCCACCGAGGTCCCCGCCAGTTTCGACGAAGCCTCGACCGCGGTCACGATGCTCTCGCAGCGGCTCGGCATCTCCGGGCACGCCCTCCAGGGCCTCTCGGGCGACTTCCTCGAACTGTCCCGCATCACCGGTACGGACCTGACCACGAACATCCAGACCATCACCCGAGTCTTCGGTGACTGGTCGATCACCGACACGACGAAGGCCATGGACGAAATGTTCCGGGCCACCCAACTGACCGGCGTCGGGATCGGCAAGCTCGCAGAGGAGGTCGTCCAGTTCGGCGCGCCGCTGCGGGGCTTGGGGTTCGGGTTCGAGGAATCCCTGGCGATGCTCGGCAAGTGGGAGAAGGAAGGCGTCAACGTCGAGAACGTGATGGGCGCCATGAAGAAGGCGTACGGCGAGTTCTCGAAGGAGTTCGGATCGAAGGCGCCCGAGGAGTTTCGCAAGTTCGTCACTGAGCTGCAGAAGGCCCCGACGAGCGCGGCCGCTGCAGCGATGGCCATCGAGAAGCTCGGGGTTCGCAACGGCCCCGACTTCGCCGCGGCCGTGAAGGAGGGGCGGTTCGCGTACTCCGACCTGGTCGACCAGATCACGAACGGCTCGGACACGATCCAGTCGGCGGGGGAGGACACGCAGGACTTCTCCGAGAAGTGGCAGATGTTCTCCAACCGCATGAAGGTCGTGGTCGAACCGATCGCCAACGAAGTGTTCGGCGCGGTCGGCAAGGCGATGGACGCCATCACCCCCTACGCCGAGGACGCCGCGAAGTGGTTCCAGGATCGGATCCCCGAGGCGCTCGCGACACTGCGAACGAAGTGGGATGAGCTGCGCCCGACGCTCGAGGAAGGCTTCAACAAGATCAAGGATCTTGCCAAGGAGATGGGCGGGCACATCAAGGACGCCCTCGGCTGGCTGGTCGATAACGACGCGGCACTGAAGGGTGCGGCTGTCACCGTCGGGACGATCCTCGTCGGTGCGTTCGTCGCTCTTGGCGCTGCCGCGTGGGGTGCGGCGGCGCCCGTGATCGCCGCCACCTGGCCGATTCTCGCTGTGGCAGCAGCGATCGGCCTCGTCGCCGGTCTCCTCGTGTTCGCGTACAACAACTTCGAGACGTTCCGCAACGTTGTTAATACGGTTCGTGATGGTCTGATCCGGCTCTACAACGAGGCGCTCGTGCCGGCGTGGCAGTTCCTGACCGAGAAGTTCCTGGTCGTGCTCGACTGGCTCAAGGTGAAGTTCGACGAACTGAAGCCGACGCTGGAGACCATCAAGGGGCTGTTGGTCACG